ATCACTAGCACAGTGTCAGCGAACACAACGGCTGGGTTTAGTATTGTTGGTTATACTGGGAATGGCATTTCTGGTTCTACTGTCGGTCACGGATTAACACAATTTCCGCAACTTATTCTGCAAAAAAACCGTAGTGCTGCTATTGAGTGGGCCTCTTTTACAACTGCCATTGATGGTTCTTATGATTATTTTTATTTAGATTTAGCCAATGCGGCAGGAAATGGTGGGCCTGACTCAAATTCCTCTACAGTCTTTACTGTTTATGATAACTACACCAATCAATCAGGTGCTAATCACATCGCCTACTGTTTCCACAGCGTCGAATCTTATTCTAAAATCGGCAGCTTCATAGGGAACGGATCGACAGATGGGCCGTTTGTGTACACTGGGTTTAGACCTGCGTTTGTGATGGTTAAACGGACTAATAACACAGGCAACTGGTTAATTCAAAACAACAAGGCTCTCGGCTACAACCCAAGCAACAGTGAACTTTATGCCAACTTAGGAAACACAGAAGTTACGGCAGATAGGGCAGACTTTTTGAGTAATGGGTTTAAGCCGAGAGTAAATTCAGCCGAAAATAACGCATCAGGCTCTACATACATCTACATGGCATTTGCCGAGAACCCATTCAAATACAGTAACGCAAGATAGGAGGCCAACATGCCTTGGAAATATAGTGGAAAGGTCATCAGAGTTGGCAAGTCTTGGACGAACAACGATGGTATTACGCACCCTAGCAACTGGGCCACATGGTCAGAGGCAGACAAAGCTGCGGCTGGTCTGACTTGGGAAGCTGATGCATCAACATATGACAGTCGGTTCTATTGGGATGCCAATACACCTAAAGCATTGGACGATGTGAACGAGGTGGACGTAGACAACAACCCTGTCTTGGACGAGGACGGTAATCAGGTTGTCACTCTTGGCCTAAAGTCACAGTGGAAATCCACGATCAAAGCACAGGCAGGTGGGTTGCTACAGCCCACAGATTGGATGGTTATCAAGGCATCTGAGGTTGCCGATTACACTGTCCCCGCAAATGTTCTGACAGCCCGTGCAGCTATCCGCACAGCGTCGAACACAATCGAGGCGGCTATTGATGCTGCCGCAGATCACACCGCATTCATGGCGTTGTTTGATGCGCCTACAGATGCAGATGGAAACCCAACTGGGAATGCACCCATAGCAGACTGGCCCGAGTAAACCTTGGCTACCCTAGAGCAAATACGTCACGCAGCTGAGAGTGACTTAGTTACTTTCATTAAGCTTGTAGCACCTGAACAAGTCCTAGGGCAATGCCATGAGGATGTCTGTAACTGGTGGACACGTGAGGGTGCTAAGTCTCATCAGCTACTACTGTTCCCTCGTGACCACGGTAAGTCAAGATTAATTGCATATCGTGTCGCTTGGGAATTGACAAAGAACCCAACATTGCGTATACTATACATATCTGCTACAGCTAACCTAGCTGAGAAGCAATTAGGTTTTGTCAAGGGTATTCTCACATCTGATACATTCCGTCGGTACTGGCCTGACCATGTCCATGCTGACGAAGGTAAACGAACTCGATGGACTAACTCAGAGATTATGTTAGACCATCCTTTAAGGAAAAAAGAAAATGTTAGAGATCCTTCGATCTTCACTGGTGGTCTTACTACGTCACTTACAGGACTTCACTGCGACATTGCTGTCTTGGATGATGTCGTTGTGTACGAGAATGCTTACACAGGCGAAGGACGTAATAAAGTCAAAAGCCAATACTCTCTTCTCTCGTCTATTGAAGGGGCTGAAGCGAAAGAGTGGGTCGTAGGTACACGTTACCATCCAGCTGACTTGTATAACGATCTTCTTCAAATGACAGAGGATCTATATGATGACAAGGGTGAGAAGATTGGTGAAGACAACATCTACGAGATCTTCGAAAAGCCAGTAGAAGACAGGGGTGACGGTACAGGTCAGATGTTATGGCCTCGTAGTCAACGCAAGGACGGTAAGTGGTTCGGCTTTGACATGAAGATCCTAGCAAAGAAACGTGGTCAGTACTTAGACAAAGGGCAGTTTAGAGCACAGTACTACAACGATCCATCTGACCCAGACAACGTACCTGTGTCATCCGATAAGTTCCAATACTACGAACAGAAACACGTAAGGGAAGACAACGGGTATCTGTTCTACAAGGATCGTCGTCTAAATGTATTCGCAGCTGTTGACTTCGCATTTAGCTTAGGTAAACGTGCTGACTACACAGCTATAGTGGTGATAGGCATTGACTCAGAAAACAACATATACGTCTTGGACATCGACAGATTCAGGACTGACCGAATCTCTGATTACTTTGAGCACATCCTCCACCTCTCTAACAAGTGGTCCTTCCGAAAGCTCAGGGCTGAAACAACAGTTGCACAAATGGCAATCGTCAAGCAACTTAAAGAACTTATCAAACAACACGGACTTGCCATAAGTATCGACGAGTTCCGTCCAAATAAAAACCACGGTAATAAGCAAGAACGTATCTCATCTGTCTTAGAACCACGCTATGATAACTTAAGTATCTGGCACTACCGTGGTGGTAATACTCAAATACTAGAGGAAGAACTAGGGTCCCGTAATCCACCACACGATGATGTGATTGATGCTCTAGCTTCTGTAGTAGACATGGCTGTCAAACCTGCACGTAATGTAAAAAGGGGTAGTAGCCAAAACATTGTGTGGGCTAATAATAGATTTAGAGGTGCTGGTTAATGGCTGGTGAGACAATCGACTTAGATAATGTAATTGAATCAGACAGCATTGCTGTTCAGATTGCTGACCGCTGGCGTGAGTGGTCAAGCTTTCGTGATAAGAAAGTAGAAGAGTGGAAAGAACTTCGCAACTATCTTTATGCGACGGACACACGTACTACTAAGAACGCTATGCTTCCTTGGTCCAACAGTACGACTACACCAAAGCTTACTCAGATTATGGACAACCTTCATGCAAACTATTTTGCTACATTGTTTCCACAAAAAACTTGGTTTAAGTTTGAAGCAAAGTCACGAGAGGACAACGTAAAGTTTAAGCGTGACGCTATTCAAGCCTACATGGAAAACAAAGTAGCTCAATCTTCTTTTGTCAATACAGCTTCTGATATTCTTTATGACTATATTCAATACGGTAACTGTTTTGCTACTGTTGTTTGGGAAGAGAATTACAATGTTAAAGAAAACGACAACCTTGTAATTAACTACGTAGGTCCTCGTCTTGTACGTATCTCACCATATGACATTTGTTTTAATCCTACAGCCTCATCATTTGAAAAGACACCTAAGATCATACGATCAATTAAAACATTAGGTGAAATTAAAAAGATGGTTGAAGAGGATCCTTCTAAAGAATACATGAAGGATGTCTTTAGCAAAATGACAGAAGCTCGTGCAGCTGTACGTAGCTCAGAGCGTCAGGATAAATCAGAGGGTTATGTTGCAGATGGGTTTACTTCCATCCAACAATACTACGAGTCTAACTATGTAGAGATCCTTACGTTCTACGGTGATTACTATGATGAAGCGTCAGACCAGTTATTTAAAGACCGTATCATTACAATAGTTGATCGTGCTTATGTTTTATCTAATGAAGAAAACCCAAGCTACTTAGGTCATGCGCCTATCTTCCACGCAGGTTGGAGGCCACGCCCTGACAACCTATACGCTATGGGTCCTCTTGATAATCTTGTAGGTATGCAGTA